CAGCGGCCGCGGCTTACGAGGAGGAAATGCGCAGGCTGGAACGGTTTCACTTGTACCAGCCCTCGCCGAAGAAGGTTAAGCGGGTGAAACGTCATCACTCCTTGCGTAAGGAGGCGGCGTAACGCGTAGCGAGGCACTTGAAGAACTAATGACATCATGAAACGCCAACTGCTAATTTGCTCCCTACTAGGAGCCGGAGCGGGGCTGGATCTTATGCTAGGTTCTAGGCCTCAAACCAGAAAACTGGTCAAATGTGGGTTAAAAGGGTGTGACACTATGACCGTCCACAACGGCGGATACTGCTGCCGAGAGCATTGCTTTCAGGATCGAAGTGCAACAAAGAAGCTGAGAGTGATTGACAACGTGGTTAAATCAACGTTGGACGCATTGTGTCAATGTGGCGTATTCGACGACGACGGTCAAATTGATGTTTTGCACGTCGAAAGAAAAAACGTCATTAAATGGGGAGCGGCAAAAATAATTGTGAAACCTCTTGGCACGTAATACATTCCGTTGTATAGTTGTGCGAAACAACGGCTAGATGCGAAGTCATGAGCGCATCGAAAAGAGTTCCTCCCTCTCCTGCCGTATGTTTCTTTTTTAGGGAGTGTTTGAAAAGGCGAGTGTTATGCACTATTACCAACATCACATTGGTGACTTTATAAAAGCCACCGCGCGATTGTCTGACACACAGACAATGGGTTATTTACGTTTGTTATGGATGTATTACGATAGCGAAAAACCACTAAAACCCGATACTAAAGTGTTGGCTTTTCAAATTGGAGCATCAATAGAAGATACGCAATTATTGTTAGAAAGTTTTTTTGTATTGTGCGAAAACGGTTGGCATCAAACACGATGCGACAAAGAAATTCAAGAATATCGGGAATTTTTGAATAAGAAATCCAACGCTGGTAAAGCATCTGCTGAACGTAGGAAGAACAACAGTTCAACGCCTGTTGAACAAGTGTTGAACAACAGTGTAACTGACGTACAACTAACCACTAACCATAAACCAATAACCAATAACCAATTAAATAAAGCACAGCGTGGCTCACGCCTCGCCCAAGATTGGGTTTTGACAAAATCATTGGGTGAATGGGCACAAACGGAGCGACCAGATTTGGACGTGCGATTGGTTGCAGAACAATTCAAAGATTATTGGATTGCGCAACCCGGTCAAAAAGGCGTCAAATTGGATTGGTCAGCAACGTGGCGCAATTGGGTACGCAACAGCAAAGCGGCAAAACAAAACCCTGCCGACATTATTAGGCTCACCGTTCCCGCGTCAAATGAGCCTGACCCCGCGTTAGCCAAAATCAAAGCAGACGAAAAAACAACGAGACCCCCAACCCAAGCCGAGCGTGAAATGCTCGAATCTTTAAGAAGGAAATCATGATGAGCAAAACATTGAAATTGGCGTATTGCGATTACATCGCTACGCTCATACATCAAACGCTGTTGAACAAAGACACGGAGGCGTTAATTGACCAAGTCAGTCGAATCCAGTTTGATTTGGGAGAATTCGGGGAATTCTGTTCCACCACAAAAACCATTGACGTGTTGGATATGCAAGGCAAACAGTATCGCGTCACGGTGCAGGAGTTGTGAATGTTTGAACCAATTGCACTTGGGTACGCTACGCCCGTCCATCGACTGAAATATTGCAACGTTTGCCAATGCGACAAACCGCCTGAGGGTGGCGTTGAATTGAACGTCAACAAATGGTTGTGTCAGATTTGTTGGAACAAACGCATTACAGGACAAAATTTAAAACAGAACAGGATTCCCAAATGAATGAAGACATATCGCCATTCAAAGCGTTGGATTTCATACGCGACAACGCATCAGAATACGCGCAAGCGAAAGCAAACGTCGTGTACATGACCGAATACCGCAAGACAATTAAAGCGTCGCTTATGGCATCGTCTAGCGAACGGACGGAATCAGCCAAAGAAACTTACGCTTATGCGCATGACGACTACAAAGCGCATTTGCGTGCGTTGGAACAAGCCGTTGCCAAATGCGAAAGATTGCGCTGGCTGATGGTGGCGGCTGAAGCCAAAATTGAGGTGTGGCGCAGTTTAGAGTCATCCGCTAGAGCAGAAGGCAGGGCGACATCATGAGTTGGCCATTTTCCTCATTTCCAAAACCAAAACACAAAAACAATCGCAAACCTAAATTTAACCCTGACAATTTTGAGGATGCACCATTATGAACATTTTTGTATATACAAAAAAAGGTTGCCCCAATTGCGTGGCGGCAAAGCAATTGCTCAAATCAAAAAAACTGTCATTCATTGAGCAAAACATGGATGACATCGAAGTTCGCAAAGCATTTGAGTTTGTGTATTCAAACGTGCGCGGTATGCCCCAGATTTTTATTGATGACCAACGAGTCGGAGGTTTACTAGGGCTTCAAGAGGCACTTAAACAATTAAAACTATGAGAAAACAAACCAAACGCAAATTTTGGAAACTCATTGACCCAATTCGTCACGCCATTTTGGGCGCGGGTATTACTCAAGACCATCTGCTCGACAAACTGCGCTTGCAGGAACTTGCCTCACTCGAAGCGATGACAAAAGGCATGGGGACACTTCAAGATTGGCACGAACTAACGAGCATGATGAATTTGTGCGAAGTCATGGCCATGCACGGCATTGGACCAGAGGCTTTGCCTTATTGCCATCTCGCGCAAGAGGCACTAGAGCAAGCCGCGCACCGCTATCAATCAACCATGAGAATGGGCTTATCAGGCGAAGGCATTAAAGCCTTGCGAGATGTTTACGAATACCACGACTTGCAAAGACGTAGCATTCCGCGAAGCGAATACGAAAAGATGATCGTCAAAACGCAACAACGCATTAAAAGCAAAGCGAAAGAGGTCATCGAAATATGATTGGCATTACCTTATCCGGTACAGAATACCGAATCCTACGAGGCGTTGGCAAACTGCGACACGAAAAGACAGCCGAGCAAACAATCGAAAACATTCAAAGCCAAAAAGACCCGATTGAAATTTCCATACAGGGTGTCATCACAGAATACGCAGTCGCCAAGTTTTTAAACCTAAACTTTGACCTCGATTGCGATTACCGAGCCTTTGGCGCAGACCTTATTGGCCACAGAGGAACGCTAATCGAAGTCAAATCTACTGAGACGATTGGCGGGAATCTGAATGCCGTAGCGAAATCTGTCTCAAAGCCATCCGATGTTTTTGTTTTAACTGAAATTCATTCAACTCATGTTGCCATCGTCGGTTGGATACAACGAGAGCGTTTCCTTGTACAGAAAAATATTGTTCAAGGTCGTCGCGGACCTTATTATTCGGTTTCTCAGTCTCAGTTGTACCCATTTTATGAACCAGACGACAAAAAAGCATTATGGTGAAATCGCGAGTCTTGGCTGTATTCTCTGCCAATTTTTACAGTATGGAAACACCCCTTGCGAAATCCATCACATTCGACGTTTTGGTGGGAGACGTGATACCGCACCCGTCATTGGGCTTTGCCCTGAACATCACCGAGGCGACACGGGTGTCCATGGACTTGGACACAAGGGTTTTGAAAAGCACTACGGTGTCAGCGAACACGATTTGCTCGAACTAACCAATCAAGCCCTTACGCAAAAAGCCTAGTGCCTAACTTGTCGATTATTAAAGCCTGTTTACGAGGCTTCGCACCATCAATATTCGGAATGCTAATGTGAGTCCACCGATCGAATTCGCGAATCACTTGGTCATAACCTAAGTCCGAAGCAATCACCGCACGCACCACTTCGTCAGGAGTCATGCCTGGCACTCGGATATCTGCCGCACAACCGACCCGGTGCTGAGAAGTGTCCTTACTCCCCACGGCATCGTTTACCGTTTTAGAGCGGAACGCAGAGTTGACCATAATCGGCTTGCCGCCAAGTACGGTCTTGAGTTTTTCAAGGAATTCAGCCAGTCGTTGAATGTTTGCTTGTTCAGTTTCATTTGGAATGTTCTCCAGTTCCCGATGATCGGTGTGTGTTAATTCTTCGAGCGTGAAATGTTCTGTCAGTTTCATTTTTTAACCCTATCCGCAATTTTTTCCATAGTCCTGCCGCCAAAATAAAAAGACATAACGAGCATGCCCCATTGACCTAGCAGTTCCACATACGCCCCACGAGTCTCGTATTCGAAAATCGAGGCAATAGCAAACCCAGAATACGCCACCAAAAGGAAAATAAGCGTCATAGGACGGATATTTTTTGACATCCAAGAGTCAGATGCCATGTCAGCCTGAACTCGCGCTGTCAGGTTATTTTGCTCGGTCTCATATAACTTGGTTTCGTTAGCCAACTTTGCAAGTTCGCCATCCTGAGCCATCTTTGCCAGTTCAAACTGCGCTTTCGCTTTCGCCTCCGGGTCGGGAATTAACTTGTCGATTAGTTTCCCGCCTATATTCAATATCGCATCTAAACCCATCATCTTTGCTCTCCTTTGGTTTTTCAGTATCGTCTTGGTTGAGTTTGATACCACTGAGGAATCCAATCATGCCGCCAATTAGGGTACTGAATGCTGGTGAAATCATTTTGAATATTTCCGCATTGTCCACTTCCTTGGCCCACAGCCCCAACATAAAGGCGACCACCATGGCTAATACGGAGAAACACAGGGTTAGCGTTACGCAAATTGTTACTGTGTAAACCAGTTTGTCTTTGGTGTTTTGCATAATATCTATCGGGCCATGTCATACGTATTTGTCAAAGCGGCGTGTATCTCTGAAAATTTCAAGTTCAATCGTATGCTGTCTTGCCCGTTTGTTATACAACTCAAGGTCGTATGTTTCAACGGCTTTGCGGACTTCTTCCGCTTTCAACGCTTGTTGATATTCAAATTCTAGCCGTTCTACCCGTTTTTCAAAAGCAATTGCTTTAACGTCATATTCTTTTGGGAAAACAAACGGATACCATTTATGCAACTGAATCATTTGGATTCTTTAGCCACTAATAGTTGATACAGAGATATGATGTTTTGTCGTATCTCTGAACTATCAGCAGTACCCGCCCACATGGGCAAGTTATTCCAAATGTTTGTTAATTGTTCTTTGGTGCATCGGTCGCCATGCAATTGCAACCAACGCAATAATTTTTCATGACGTTCGGTTGGATTGTGCCACGTATAAGCCAATCCATAAAATTCTGCAACGTTACATCCGCTTTGCGCAAATGCTGTGAATGCCAAAAAGACGACCACCAAATAACGCATGGTCGGTTCTTTTTAACATTTATTTGGTGAAATTTGAAATGGACGCCCAAATAACGCCAGCCATACCAACAAGCATAACGCCGCATGCTTGGATAATAATACTTTCTAAACGCTTAATTCTTGCGCAAAGCATTTCATAACGCAATGTACAAATTTCCTCATGGGCTTCTAATGGTGTCGGCATTTTCTACCTTATCAAACGTTTGAAAATCAGCATCCATAAATTGCAAATTGTTTCGCAATCGTTGGTCGTCAGGTGCTAATTTTATTGCTTCTTGCAAAAGTTGTGTTGCTTCTTCTTTTAAACCAAGATGCCATGCGCTAATACTACCCAAATCCCAAGGTCTAGCACCCCATACTTCGGGGTCCATTGTGTACACCAATGCCTTATCTTTAATTTCCAATGCGGATTTAGCCGCTGAATAACATTCAATCCAAAGGCTACGGCGGTAACAGAACATCGCCAATTCGCACCAAGGTTCACGCGTGTTAGGTGCTTCAGCAATTGCAAGGCGATACCATTTGTGTGCTTCAACGGATTGTCCTAATTCCTCATGCGCTTTGCCCAACAAACGCATTGCATAGCATCGTTCGTTTTGCCATGTTGCTTCAGGCATTGCAAGGTATTTATTTAACGCTGTAATGGCATCATGCCAACGGGCGTAAAACGTCAATTCCCTTGCATGATAAAACGCGTTGCGTGGACAATGGGGATCCTCACGTACCGCCAATTCCAATAACGGCATGTATTGACCGCGGGATTTTGTATTGTCGGGATGGTGGCTGACCAACAGCATATCGGTATGCGCATAAACTTCCGTTATACGCCCATCAGGTCGGGGGTACTCATGTACGGGGTGATGCCAATGGTATCCGTGCCGATGATGGATTTTTTCGTAGAAGAAACTAATGCCGCAACCCCAATCAAACTTGTATCGCAAACGGGTTGTGTTGTCTTGCCATACACGTTCAATTTCTTCGCGCCAACCTTTTTCTAAAACTTCATCAAGGTCTAACGAAATACAAACATCAATTTCACGCGGCAACAATGCTAATGCAGTATCACGCGCTTTATCAAAGCGCCAAGGGCTAATGCAAATGTCATGCACCACCGCACCGTTTTCAATTGACCTAGCAACCGTGCCATCGGTTGAACCAGTATCGGCAATTAGGATAATGTCGGCATCTTTAGCGGAATCGCAAAAACGGTTTACAAATTGTTCTTCGTTCTTGCTGATTGCGTAAACGGCTATCTTTAGTTTTCTTGTCATATTGTGTTTTATTATTTTGTTGGGGCTTTAGGGGGCGATTGCTCAATAACCGCTTGTTGCATAACTTGTATAAATTGCGCTACTTCTTGATAAGGTTTTGTACTTAAATAGCCGCACAATTGATTTAAAAATTCAATTGATAATTTTACTTCCATGATAATTTCCTTGTATTAAATTGTTCTATGCTCATTTGATAACCAAACATCCACATGATTCTTGGCGTATTGCCTTGAACTTTGGTTACATAGTGTTCCACATTTGATGGCAAATAACAATGCAAATCACCAACGCCAATGTCAATTTTTTTGCCGCCAATAAATAATTCTGCGCCATCATCAGCGGCTTGTGTCATTACATTACATCGCAACACATGGAATTCACCTTCCATTGGGTCTTGATGCGGGTACACATCGCCATCAGGAAATGTGCAAGAAACAACAACGCCATTCTTGCCACCGCCAATAATGCTTTTTGGAACATCATGCAGATTTAAAGCATTTGTAATTTTATTAAATACCTTATAAACAACATCAGGGTAATCAAACCTTTGCCCGTAATTTCTTGTGGTCAACCTATTTTTGTATGACCACTCTACACCACGGCTAGTTCCAACATCAAGCCATTTATTTTTTACACCTTCATTTACCCATGCGTTTAATTCCTTGCATAAATCATTACCAAGAAATTGACGCTTATAAATGATGTTATCCATTAACCACCAAAGTGGGGAGTTGATAAAATGTTATCTGTGCGGATAAGTGGTTTTGCAATTTGAAACGCATCAGTAGAACCGCAACCCATAGGAATTGAATTTGGGTCAATAATATCGCCAACATTGTCACCGTCACGCAAAGCATGAATACAGTAACAAACCGTATCATCTTCAATTGCGGTCAATTCATGTACCAACCCCTTTTTAATAAAAGCAATGTGTGGTGCTTTAAAAATTGTTTTAACGCCATCTACATCAATTTGTACAGAACCTTTGGCAATCAATGTTTTATGGTCAAAACAATGTTCGTGACCTGTTTCAACATCACCTGTTTTTAAAAAATGAATTTGCCTAACATAAACAGATGAAACGCAACTTAAAGCAATTTCAGGATATGCCATTATTGCGCCCCTTGCGATAAATCAGTTACAGACAATTGTGATGTTTCAATTGCAGGGGGCAAAACCCATGCAGGGTTGGCAGATAAAGTTTTTGTTTCTGAATTGTAAATCTGTGAACCATCAGTCCTGATGCCTTCAAGTTTTATAGTTTCTTCAATAACATATTCATCAGAATTTACTTGCCTGTCTTGACAAATTTGATTAAAAATTATTTCTGTTGAATTATTCCAACCAGTTGAATCATCATGTTTTGTGAACAAAACAGTTTTGTCAGATTTTTTATAAATAATGTAATACATTTATTTCTCCTTAAATTTCAGTAATGCAAGTAAAACTATAATATAAAGTTTGAGTGTAATAATTAACTATAGAACTTTTGCCTGATGGTATGGTATAAGAAGAATCAAAGGGCCACCATTTAATTACATCGCTTGGGCCAATCCAAAAATTTCTTGGACAATATCCACCATTTGTTGAGTCAGAAACAGTAAAGTTAATGTTGTTTGGAAAAGTACCTGTATAACCAACTTGGTTATTTGTGGCTTGCGATGCTCTCGCTCTTGGGGCGGCAAAAAGTGTTGTACCTCCACCAGTAGCCGCAATACCTGAATCACCAATTGGCATTTGAAAAACATTAGTTGCGGTAGTTCCATTAACCATACCACCAATAATTGCGCCAGTTGTGCCTGAAGAAACTACCCCTAACAAGCCACCGCATCTTGCACCGCCTTGGTCATAACCGCTACCAGTAACATAAGGATTTTGTACAGTAAGGTAGTTAATAATTACCCTTGTTCCATAACCACTTGAAGTGTTTGTAAACAAAGTTGTAATGTTAGATGTTGAATTGTTACCCCTAGCCGTGTATGAAACAGAGCCGCGCTGAATACTGATTGTTTGTGCCATTTATTTTCTCCTAAAAATTAAAAACCACCGCTTGTACCAAAAGCGACAAATGCTTGTGCGCCGCCACTAGGTGTTGACCATGTAGGTGCTGAACCCGAACCCGCTGATGTTAATACTTGACCGCTTGTGCCGTAGTTAGCGCCGCCAATACCAAGTTGCCCCGCTGTACCAATACGCAAACGTTCGGTCATTGTCGCTACACCACCGCCACTACCCGATGCAGTAGATGTAGACCAAATATGTACACCACCACCTTGGTTGTAATACGAGGCATAACCAGTAGAGCCAAAATACCAAGAACCACCAGTTACATAAGCGTTATTTGTGAAGTATGTATCAGTACCCGCAGAAACAATGCCGCCTCCTACTGTTGCACCAATTTGAAAACCTTTATATCCGCTTTGAATTGCAGTTGGAGTAACTCCCAAGCCTAGATTGCCTGAGGTGTCAAGAACAACAGCAGAGTAACCAGCCGCAGAACCAAGGTGCAAAGCACCGCTACTTTTGATATAAGCAATGCTTCGTGTAACTTCCAAACCATAGCCGTAAATGTCTGCCACGCCATCAGCGTTATCAAACCGACCAACAATGCCACCACCAGTTTTTACTGCGTGTAACTTATAAGCAGGAGAACTTGTACCAATACCAACATTAGTACCATCAAAAACAAAGTTAGCAGAACCCGCCAACGCACCACCTGAGTTGTATTGAATTTGCGTGTTTGAACCGCCAATAGCGGGAGTGCTTCCAGTTGGGCCAGTAGGTCCAGTGTTTCCTTGAATACCTTGAATGCCCTGTACGCCCTGTGGTCCAGTTGGTCCAACATTGCCCTGAATGCCTTGTGCGCCTGTGGGGCCTGTTGGTCCTACCGCGCCAGTAGCACCTGTGCTGCCAGTTGGGCCTGTGGGTCCGACATTACCTTGTGGGCCAGTGTCGCCTTGTGGACCAGTAGGTCCTGCAACACCTTGTACACCCTGTATGCCTTGAGGTCCTGTTGGGCCAATGTCGCCTTGAATACCTTGCGTACCAGTAGGGCCAGTAGGTCCTGAATTGCCTTGAGGACCTGTGGGGCCTACAACCGTTGAATCAGCGCCTGTAGGACCTGTAGCACCTTGGATACCCTGTGCGCCCGTAGGACCAGTTGGACCTTG